TTGTACCTGAAATACTGATCGAGATCCTTGTCACCAGTGTCCAAACCTACAGGTATGCGTCCATTGGCGTAATCATCAATCCACCTGAAGTCCTCATCGTCCGAGGATATGAAAGACATGTCCCCATCATTAACGAGCATCTCACGCTGAGCTTTCTTCTCGTCGTCGATGGTAGCTCGGATAGGGTCTTGCTTACCCTTTTCGATGGCGTCTCGTATGGTATTGATGGTATGCTTCTCATCATCTACATCACGCTTGAGTATCTCACGGGTAAGTACACGGACTACCTCGTCCTCTTCCATGCGCCCAGCGGCTACATAGCCACCACACAGTCTAGCAGCACGAAGCAGGGTGGCATGTTTCTCCCCGTCATCGCACTGACGTATCATACGTGCGGCTAGATTTAACTTTAAGTAATCTGTGTAAACCCCTAATTGTGAGACAGCTACCTGAGATTCACTCTTCTCTGTAGCAAATGCTCCGAAGCTGCTTGACTCATCCTTGATGATGATGTCTGGGTCGTATGACTCGAAGCATGCGCGGGACTCGTTAATTCCCGACTCGTCTACCTCTAGGTCGTACTGCTTACCGAAGTATGTGCGCAACGCACGGAAGTGATCACGATGCCTTTCGGGGTGAGTTATCTTGACTAACGCTTTGAGTCCATCACCCGACGGAGATACCCAGCAGCTGTATACATACGGGTCAGTACTGAGAAGAGCTTTGGATACGTCAACATCAATATGATCGAAGTCCAGAACAATGTATCCGCTATGTTTTTCAATTGATTGGTCTTTTCTGTCGCCAAACTCACCGCTGAATAGTACAACGGGCAGGCTCTTTTTAAAATCTTTTTCTCCACCGCGAACAGCTTCAATCGTTGGCGCAGAAGTCCCCTCTTGTATTCTTTTGAGGGCAGTCACAATCGGAATCACATGGGCATCCGCCTTGGACTTCTTGTACAGGTCTTTGTATATCGTTACGTTCATCCGAGTATTTGTATTCGATTAGTAGATTTAAATAGTGGATAGCCTTCAGGACATCCTCCTTGCCGTTCTTGAATTCGTGTCGGCATACGTATTTAATTACATTCCCCTCTATGAAGGGTATGTCGTTAGCCGCTATGAAATCAGTGGGCTGAATCTTCATTTCCTTGTAGTGCTTACCGCCTACTTGTTTGTCGCTATGTTTCATGTGGTCTTGATGTTGTTCCAACTTGTTTTATCGAAGTTATGGAATCAATCACAATTGTCTTGTTCTTAGCCTTCGCAGTAAACAATTCACGCTCAAGCCTTGACATTGTTTTTCCATCCTTCTTCATAATGTCCATAGGTTCGTTGTACTGGCTTACGATCCACACGCTTCTAGACTGTGGTCGCTTGTTCTTAATCGTAGTGACCTTCGCGGTCATGGAGTATATAGGTCGTCCCATAATCAAAAGGGGAAAGAAAAGGGGTGGAGCCGAAACCCACACCCCCTCGCTTAACCAAGCTGTATTAATTAAAACGGAAGGTCAGATGACCCCTCTGCTTTAGTTGATGTCCGCCGCTCTTGAGCAGCCTCGCTATTAGGATCCCACACACTTAGGCATGGCTTGCCATTCTTCGACATAAATAGTCGAAATCTAACGTTGCCGCCCTGACCTTGTGCATCACGCTTGGTGGTGTACTGGTCGATGGCATCCTTAAGCTCGTTATCCTTGAGACGGAAAGACCATCCCATTAACTCGCCATTGTCATTGTAGCTAGGCTCATCGGCCCAACCTACTAGTACGCTTTCGTACTTCTTTGTTTGTTCACTCATCTTTTAATGAATTATGTTGGTTATGAAAAAATGTATTAATGCTAGTTTTACTACTACCTTGATTGCTTTTTTATACTTCATAGTTTAGGTAATCTGTTTGTGGGTTATAGTCCTGCTCCAAGAAGTTTGTGATACGCTTGAGTGCGTCATGAAACTTCATCTCTCCTGTAAACAGGGTAGAGTCAGAGCATTTAACGAGGGCAGGAAGGTACGGATAAGTCTTCTCTTGTACAACCCAATAGAAATCTTTTATGCTAAACACCTCTGTGTAGATGTAAGCTTGGATGTCATATGAGAAGTCTTTGATAGCATACCGAAACTTCTCTGAACTACGTGCTGACTTACTGTCGCTAATGAATCCATCGCCTAAGCAGTCTAGAAACCCTTTGACTTGTACGCCATGCAGCTCTTCAAGGAATCCTACCTGATAGTCACCCTTGAGGTGAGATTCAAGCAAACCGCATGTGGCTAGCCTGTCGATCATGTCGTTAGCCATCTTCCATTCATCTCCTGACACGATTGTCTTCCCCTCCTCGGCCGCCTCCTCTTTGATTTCCGTTAGCTTAGCCTTGTACTCGGCAGTAAGTGTAGGTTTCTTAGAGGCTTGAGCCTTGTCGGATAGAGTGGTTACGATGGCAGACGGAGACATTACCGTGTACTTCTCGAAAGCTTTGTCCCGTTCGAACAACAGCATATCGTACATAGTACCGAAGTCTAGCGCGTCTGATTTGTATTTGACCTCTCCCTTCATGTAGCGATCGAACTGAGCCATATCGCCTAGGGCTTGCTTGAGAGACGAGTACGACAAGTGAGACTTGCCGTACCGCTCCATTAATTTATCTGATATATTCATTGGTCTTCGTATAATGGCGTGCCGTCTTCAAGCATGTACTCATAGGTTTCTATCTCAGCCCAGTGGGTAGGCTTTCCAGCAGTACACCAGAAGGCTTTACCCTTTGTGTTGATGTGATACTCTGCGATGTCTACATCACCTAGGAAGTCTTTGTGTTTAATGAAATACAACCCTGTACATATTGGCTCTTCGTTGTCGTTATCAACCCAGTTCTTAGGCATCCTAGCCGTGAGACACTGACGTCGAAAGCTTGAAAACGTAGCTATGTTAGTTAGCTTACGGCTTAGTACTGGGTACTTACTCATCGTACAAACTTCTGTAATCCAGACATTTGCTTGTCGGTAAGGCTGCCTCCGTACTTACCTACGATAGACTCATATGCTTTCTTCTTGTCGGTCTGCGACTTGATGTAAGCAACAGCCTTGTCCATGATATTCTCAGGCGGGTCAGTATCAAACTTCTCCTGCACTTTCTTAATCATCTTCTCAGCCTTGGTTGGTGCGGCAGTATCCTGCTTGGCGATAGCATCCGACACTTCGTTAGCCGAAGCGATTGATGTGTCAATGCCGATGCCAAGCATAGCCAATGCACGACCGATAGCTGATGTCTCGCAGTTCTCTACGTAGCTAGTCTTGTTGATGTTGCTACTGCCTTGCACTTCATGTGCATGACCTACTGATATGATGCGATTGTCAGCGTCTACGATCGACGCCTTGCATACACATTGACTTTCGTCTAGCACAGTAAACTCTGTGATAAGGCTCCAGTTCTTATACTGCTCCTCCTGTCGGAAGAACTTGATTCGTTCGTTGACTTCAACGTACTGCTTGCCACGAATGTTCGTGGTCTTGAATTTGTAATTACTCATACGAGTTCTTGTTTTAGATTTTCAGCTAGACCCTCTAGCCTTTTGATTTGGACTCTAATTGTTGTAAGCTTCTCTTCGATGCTGTTGTATTGGAGGTGTACACTGCATAGCCTTACAGCTAGCAGGTACTTCTCTTCGTACCCATCCCACGAAAACAGATTGCCTTCATGCTGACGTTGATGGTGTATGACCGTACTGTGGTCTCTGCCAAAGCTTTTGCCCACTTCTGTCTTGGTCATGTAGTGAGCCATAGCGACCATCAGTGCGGCTCGTGCCTGAACTTGTGGTGCTTTCCTGGATATGTTGGGGGTGAGGTTGAGGGTAGCATAGTACTCCTCTTGTAGCCTTTTGATGTCATCATTCATTGGATTTGCTGGTTCAAATTTAAAGTTTAATTGTTATTAATGCAAGGAAAGGAGAGACTTTGTTTCTCAACGCTCTCAATGTTGTGCTGTCTCCAGCACACGGCGTGTTGCAGGATCTCTCTGCACACCATCCGTCTCTCCCCTTGTCAGCGTTCTGACAATGCTATGTCGTAACTGCTGAGTGTTTCGTAAAATTTAACGTAGTGATACATAGACCTTGACACTTCGGTAAGGCTGTTAGCTACACGCTCCACGGATATGCTGTCTTCCTTGAGTAAGTCTTCGACTAAACTCTCTGCGATATCAGGGAACTGAGGTAGATACTCTGATACATCTTTGCTTAGCCATACGTCAATGTCTGCTTCAAGTATATCGTCGCAAGCATACATAGCTGCTAGACGTTCTGCGTTAGATGGGTCTTTGTTTTCCAATACGATTTGGATTGCTTGTTCGTTAGTCATAAGTGATACATAATACTTGTTGAATGTTAACCCCTGTCTTCTCAGCGTATGAACCAGACGGGGTGTAGTATGTCTTGCCGTCTCGCTCATAGCTCCAGAGCTGTTGTGTAATTTCAGAATCCGTATTCCATCCCATCTTCGTATAGTTTATTAATTTTTATTTCAAACTCCCTGAACTTGTTCATCATGTCATTAGTCATTAAAGGGAGTATCACCTTTCCGTCCATCTCTTCTTTCATTATCTGCATGAACTCAATGAACAGCTTACGCCCATCGTTCTTCGTGTGTTCAGCTGACTGATTTGTATATATTGATATCCTTGGCTCGCTCATTTGTTTCCGTTTTTAAAGAACCATCCAAACTTGTTGTTAAACCAAGTCGGAAGTTCCACACTCATAAGCGTCACCAACCACCCATAGAGTCCTGTCATTTGTAAATAGTATTTCGTATTCGTTACCGCTAACGATGTTGTTGTATCCGTCAGTCCAGTTAGGACTTTGACGCGGGTTGAACTTGATGCGGTAGTCTTGTTCATTTGGCTTGAGCCGATTGACCTCCAGTACCTGGACAGCCTCGCACTCTATCCATGCACACACAGTCTTGTTAGCACCGTCGTGAATCTTCTTAGCCGCTGTTGGTTGTACGCTTAACTTACAGCCTAGCATAGCTAGCTGATTGTCTTGTGGGTCTACGTAGCTTACCACTTCTTTAGCACCAGTGCCATCGCCTGTATTTAGCTTGGATTTGATTTGCCAGTGCATGAAATGTTCGCCTCGTCCGAGGTGGAATCTAACTTTGTACATGAGATTTTTGATTTATAATTTTGTTTAACTTGATTGAATGTGTACTCCGCCCACTCATTGAAGTCCTGTGTTGGGTTGACGTGTACACTTGATCGGACACACACTAGCGTCTGCCCCATTGTTTATCTTTTGGTTCTTCATCGAACACCACCATGCTTCTGTCATCACTCGGTGTGTTCTTCACGATAGTCTGTGCTTGTTCTCGTGTGAGTCCATCCATTAGGACTTCTGGTCGCTTCTCCCAGTCACGGAAGACGCGGTATACTGCGTAGTTACTCATTGTCGTTTAGTTTAAGTTCGCCCTCGTCGAGCATGTAGTCAATTGTTATTACGATAGATTCGTGGATTGCATTCATTACCATCTCGTTGTCCTGAAAGGATGCCTTCAGTATTCGCTCAAGGTCTTCCCTGCTTGACGCATATTTACCTCGCTCAAAAAGAATTCGTGTTATGTCCTCCACACCCCACTGTACTTCAGTGCCAGTGTAGATACCGTCTTCGTTTATGTCAGTCATTTGTTTCGGGGTTTTGTTCGAGGAAAGCCTCGAAGATTTGTCGTGCCTTGTGCTTGGAGTATGTATCCTGCTGTGTCATAGTGCCTGTCCTCTGTGGGGTGGGTAGGTCTTCAATCCTGAAGTTGTCAGTTACATAGCCTGATGCTCCGTCACGGATACAGAAAGCTATGTTCCGTATGTGTTCTTCTTTGCGTTCGTGTTTCATTTTGTTTTGTTTGTCGTTTTATTAAAAGTGAGAAGTAGGCCAACGACCAGAGCATTCAACTGCTTCTGAGTTGTCCCAATCTCTATGTACCGAGATGGGTATGTGGTAGTAACTCCCCGTCACGGGATCTCGCCATGTCTCTATCTCACCTGCATATGTTTCCTCTACGTATTCGAGGCGGTCAATAATTTCTTGTTTCATGTGGTATTTCTTATTCATTTGGTAGTGCGGCTGACGAGAAGAACGATGTCATCTTCTGCTTCTTGTTCATTTTCTTCTAGGCAATCGCCACATATATCGCAGAAGTCGTGCTCTTCCTCAGTCATTTGCTTATCGCAAAACTCGCAGTTGTATTCCTCGTTCATAGTGTGTCTGATTTAGGGATTCGAAAGAAGTGGATGCACACATCGTCTGCATCAAGCATGGCTTCACCTCGGTAGTAGATACCACCAACAAAGTCAGCCCACTCATCCATCGGCATCGACTCAGCAGTTCCATGCAGGGCATCGGTAGCTTCCTTGATACACCCCATGTCTGTGGGTAGGTACTCACCATCGTACATTACCTCGCAGTCCATCTGATTCCACATCAACCACTCTCGTGTGTACCTTGATTTTGGCTCTGTATCCCATAGTGGGTTGACCTCAATTATCTTGAGTATCTCATGTTCACTCTCTAGGTCATTCATCACGATGATGTCCTGTGTGCCGTCTGCATGGGTGATTATCTCTTCGTGTTCTTCCTTCATCAGGAGGGCAAGAAGCCTAGCCTTGTGTTCCTTGGCTTGTTCAAGTGTCTTAAAGAACTGAACCGTGGTATCGGAGTAGCCCTCGGCTAGTCCACATACTCCATGTAGGGATGCATATAATTTCATTAGATTGAGATTTTGATTTGGCAACATTGCCGATACAAAGATAAGGCTTAGTTTTCAGAATTCCAAATTTCATCTGTAACTAACTGAAAATCAATGTATTTGAATAGTAGTTCGCTTGCTTCTTTTAATTCCTTTCGCAGTTCAGGCGAGTCATTCTCCATAAGCACGGGACAGATTGAATCAAACTTAAGCTTCTCCGCTTGTCGCATGAGTTCCTCCGTTGAGTGTGCGTCGATGTGATCGAGTATCGCCTGAGGCAATTCATACCCGATGTGTTGTTCAAAGTTTGTCATTTCTCGCTGTGGTTTATAGCGCATAAGCGCAGTTCATGCATTTCTTGTTCTGTATTGGCTTTGAAGTCAAAGCGTTTCCATGATACTCCGTCGAATGTAAAGTCATAGAGGTCTTCGTAGAGTGTGGTGTCATGCACCTCGATTACTACGAGTGCATCATCGGGGTAGTCTGACATGAAGTCAATCAATTCTTTCTTTGTCATAGTCGTGGTAAGAAGTGTTCGTCGTCTCGTAGCATACCGAACACATCGTGTACGATATCCTGTGCATTGATAAGATTGTTGTCTTGCGTCATCATTTGGATACGCTCTGCCCAATCAGCTACGGCAGTGAAGGTTTGCTCAGTCATTTTTAAATTAATCATTGTCTTGGTTTTCTATTCGTCCAATAAACTCGTCGTGGATTGTGAAGATGGCGTCCTTGATTTTACCCTTGCCGCCCTTGAGTCCGAAGTATTTCTTCACGTCACCTATCTTCCAGTGTCGGTTAGGCTTCATGTCATGGTCTGCATACAACCTGATGTCGCGCTTGGTGAGCATAAGATTGTATAGGCATCGCGGTACGTCTCTGCCGTTGATATTCATCGTAGGTCGGTCTTCGTCATGCAGCTCCACCCAGAATGGGGCGTTTGCATCTACCTTCTGCATGAAGGCTAAGGCTTGTTTTTCTGTCATCATTGTGTTATGTGTTTAAGATTTTGAATTAATAAAAAAGGACGATGTTTAGGTTTCTCTCCCATCGGTGCAAGCCTCGTCACCCACAGCTTACACCACACGCAGTGGTCTTCATGGTGATTTGCAACACCGTCCAATAAGGTTGGCTTTGTTTATCCCTTCTATCCACGCTTTCGCGCTCAGTGGTTCAGGTATAACTTAGCTGACCTACCTGATTTAGTGGTCAGTACCATTGTAGCGATAGTGGGGATTGAACCCACCTTCAACCGTGTCCGCCCCTCTGCCGAGGTTATCGAAGGCTGTCTCTGAATTTTAAAGGTAAGCTAAGCCCACCAAGACCTTCGAAGCGAATCGTTGCCGATGCCGTCCCCTGTATTCATGCAGGGTCATTATCGCTATGTTGCGGGGAGGGTGTACATCTCAACCTGCACACCCCCACCTACCTTGATTCGTTGTACCCACAAGGTATCGGGCAACCCTACTTGTAAACTTGGCTACATCTCAGCAAGGTGATTGATGTAGTTGCTTGTATGTTTATGACAGGAAGTCAGTGATGCTGTCCTGTGCATTCTCGATGCGCTCCTCTTGCATATCATGAGCAGCCCGCATCTTTTTTGAAAACCACAACTTGAACTCCATCATATCCTCACCATGACAACCCCATGAGCCATTCTTGATGACGCTTCTGCGGTGTCCGTTCTGATCGTACATGACGAGGAAGGCATGTATATATGGAGCGGCTCTTGCAAAGCCATCTTCGATTCGATACTCGATAGCTATTTTGACTTGCCTCTTTCCGAACTCATTGCGATGAGGTAGTAATGTGCTTGTGAGTATGGACTTGTGATTGTCGGGGTTGATTCCGACTACTTCTAGTCTGTCCCATGCGCCTAGCAAGTGGGTCAATGTGTTGTGTGTACATTTCATGTAATTGAGATTTTGATTTTGACGTTGTTGTCGATACAAAGATAAGGGACAGAATCCATTAATCCAAATTTATTTTCTAAGCCGCTGATTCTGAGGGGATTACAACCACTCCATCAACTTGGTCTGAGTAACACCAGTGTCCGTTGTTCAGGGTCAGTACGTAATGCTCATCCAAGTTCACGCTCTCCACCTCATCCCCGTATTTCTCGCGAGGGTATTCCGTGCGCTCTACGCCTGTGACTACTGCAATTTTCTGTGGGTCAGAGCCGAAGCCCCCACGATACACTACCTGTGTACCCTTGCGAATTATCCGCTTGTTCATAAACTTTGTTTTCATTGTTCTATTTTTTTACCTGTTTTCGTATTCACCCATCCAACACCCTCGACCCACTCCTCATCTGCATACAGGAGTTGCTCAAGTTCGTCTATAGTCATCTCGTAGAACTGCTCTTTCGTCATGTTCATTTCATCCCCGTAGGTCTTATACATCGTATCCCATATGCTCATTGCGACATCATTAAAAATGGATTCAAAAATTTGTTTGGTTTAGGTCGCTCCTCTACGGGATCGACGGGTATCTCGCCTCTGCATTGCGCAGTGAAGCGATTGAGGACAGCTTCTAGGAATACAGAGTATTCAGCGTCTGTCATATTGGGCTTGTATTCAGGCTTCTTCATGAGATAATAAAATTGATTTGATTTTAGGACTCATCCTGTCGAGCATGGACTCAGCCACGCTGGTTTCAGCGTCATCCAAGTCTTCGAGATATCCGAGTTGGTCAACCTCTCCATCATCGCCCACCTCAGGCTCAAAGTAAGCCGCTTCGTAAACAGCCTCATCAAAGGCATCACGTAGCTCGTCATCACCTACAGGTCTGCCTGCTTCCTTGTATGAGCATAGCATATAGAACTTCTTTTCTTCAGGCTTCTGCATTGTCATTTTCTTTGTCTATGAAAACACTTTTGCTTTCCCCTACGTCGTAGTAGGCATCCTCGTTTCTGTCCTTGCATAATGCATAGGCAGAGCGAGAACTGTTAACCTTTTCAGATACATCGAAGACGATGCAGTCATTGTCAACCCAAGTGCCTACAGCATACGAGACTCCGCTAAGTCTGGACTCCTTGATTAGCTTGCGCACCTCGGTAGCATACTTGAGCCAGATGGTGTGGAACGTGTTGGAATCGCAGATATCCAAAGGGATTTTGGTTTCTCCTGACAGACCGCCCACCATGAAGCCCTTATAAGGGACTTCAAAGTCGTATCCGTCTGACGTGAGTAGGGATGAGCCGCCATCCATAAGGGTTCTGCCATAGGCAAGGCGAACAGCGTGTGTTGAGAACATTGTATTCATATTTGAAAAAGATTAATTGAAAATTAAAGAAGTGTGAGCATCGTAGGCATCAGCAACAAGCTGACAGCCTTCGTAGTCGTGGATGTAGTTGAAGTAGACATAGGCATCTACCATCTCCTCAAGGGAGAATTCAAGAAAATGATTATACATTTTCACCACCGATTAAGTCCTCAAGGCGCATCTGATCGTCGCAGGACAGGGCATCGAAGCCTGCCGTGCAAGTGATTGCAGAGCCAAGGAGTTGAACATCGTTGAAGAGAGCCGAAGCCATTTGCGCTTTCTTGCGCTGTGTATCTGTGCTGTTGAGCATAGGATTGAGATTTTGAATGACAGCAACATTGCCGTCGGTTACAAAGATAAGACAGACTTTCCGTCTTTCCAAATTTAATTTTATACCCTTTAGGGTAGTTAGTCGATGATATCGTACACCTCCCATGTTGGAGCGTCATCATGCCACCGCACCACCGAGTGGGACTCAAGGGCAGGCTCGAACACGTAGTCCGAGGATGGCACTTCTCTGAAGAGGCAATACTCATCACCCTCTTTGAGGATGATTTCCACAGCCCAGTTCGCGGCACTCTCCGCGTCTGGGAAGTTCCGCTTACAGCGAAACTCAGCCCCGCTATCGAACGGGAAGACAAAGGCAAAAATTGGTTGAGACATAAATCTATGATTTAAAGGGTTTAATAACTAATGAAGTGATAACTACGTTATCAGAAGGGAGCAGTGTCAGCAATCAAAGCTTCAGCTTCAAGGCGGGCAGCCTCTATCTGAGCGGAGCGGAGTCGAGCCATGCACTCCTCGACAGTCTCACCCTCTAAGAGGGTCATTTTCATGAACTCCTTCTTACGAACCTTTGGTTCGACTACTTCAACCTCCTTCCTAGGCTCGAAGGGCATAGCTTGACTACCGTCAAGAGCAACAGCTTTTGTCTTTTTGGCTTTGCCAATTCCGATGCCGTCCTTAGCTTGAGTTAACTCAAGACCAGCTTCTGACGTCCTCTTAGGACGACGGACAGTCTTCGACTTGCTCTTCTTCGAAGAGCGTCTCTCTGCTGTTTGCAGAGCAAACAACTCCTTGTTCAGAACGGAACGTTCTGCTCTCTTCATCTTCTTACCAGAAGATAGAAGGGCTTCGATTTCAGCCTTCCGCCCCGTCTTCTTCGAAGACTTAGTAGCCTTCGGCTTGGATTTGGACTTTGACTTAGAAGCCTTTGGCTTCTTAGCCTCTTCCTTCGGAACTTCGATGGACTGAAGGAACTGAACAAGTTCAGTAACTTGGAGTCGGCAGTTTGCCAACTTGCTCTCCGTTGGAGAGTAAACAAAGCTGTTTACAGCTTTCTTGAGGTCTTTCAGCATAGCTGATTTGTTTTCTAATGTCTTCGACATGGTAGAGATTTTGAGTTCCTCAAGGATGGTCGACTTCCAAAACCAACCTTAAGAGATAAAGAGTAAATGAAGAAGTCATAAGACTCCTTCTTCATATACTCTATCTCTACTCCATTCAACCTACGGTATTAGCTTGCTAATACTCACGGGTTGACTACCAATGACGCGATCCCTAAAGGGATTTCATACACATTGGAGAGATTTTCCTCGAAGCCACTGGACCTTCATAAATGAAGGTATATACTTAACCAGAGGTTAAGAGGGGGGATTGTTCCAAGCTGATTGATTGCTGTTTAAACTACGTTTACTGCTGTTTGAGTCCTACCAAAGGTGGTCATCCTACTTAAACACAGCTTACTAGCTGTGGTTAAAAGCCAGAATCCTTGGCAAAAACCCCCTTGCATTATACCTACGGGGTTTAAGCATCTGGTTTTGGGGTGATACCCCAACCAACTCATGATACATATAATCCCCACGATCTGTATTGCTGGCCCCTTTTTCGAACGTGGCTTATCAACATAGTTATCAACGCGCCACCACTATATACGGGTTAAGAAGCTGTCACTTAGTGACTTATAGGGTTCAATTAAAGTGTATTGCTGACTTGACTTTCTAAGAAAAAAGTTGTAACTTCGCCAAAGCTATTCAGCGATAAAGCTTCATAGATGTTTTAAACCTACGAGGCTGTCTTTAGGATTACTTATGTAAGTAATAAAACAGTAGCTACGGAGCGTCAGTCAAACTAATTAAGTTGTAAAGGCGCAAAAACTGTATTATCGTATCTTTGATCCTATGAAAGCCAAGAAGCGCAATTATAATAAGGAATACAAGAAGTTCCAGAAGTCTGGCAAACAAAAAAAGCGCCGTGCTTTAAGAAATAAGCTACGTAGGCTCTTTGCTAAGAAGGGTAAGGTTAAAAAGGGTGATGGTAAGGATGTACACCATAAGAAAGGAAAGGCAAGAGTAATGACAGCCTCCCAGAACAGGGGTATTAGAGAAGCATCACGACTAAAAGGATCTAAAAGAAATGTCTAGATTAAAATATAGAGTGGGAAACGAGAGGGATCGCGAAGCAGCCGCTGAGTTAGCTGGTGGGGATCTCGAAGGAAAGGACTTCCGAAAGTATAAAAGAGCGCAGAACAAGCAGGATCGTATCAATAGACGTGCTAAGCGTAAGGCTAAGCGCCGTGGAGACCAGATTAAAGACGGATACGAGGGGTATAAGCAATACAATGCCCAAGAACAGAATGCTGACCGCTATTTTGACGAGTTAGGCAAGAAAAGAACCCGAAACATAGCTGCTGGAACTGCTTTAGCGGTAGGAACAGTGGCTACGGCAGGTGCATTGGGTGCGTTTGCTGGTGCTGGTGCAGCAGGTGCTGGAGCTGGAGCTGGAGCGGGTGCAGCAGCGGCTGGTACGACAGCAGGTGTGAGTGGTGCTACTACTACTAGCGGATTACTGGCTGGTTTAAGTGCAGCTCCTGGAGCGGCTGGTGTGGCTGGAGCTGGTACCACGGCAGCTACCACGGCAGGGACGACAGCGTTGAGCACGGGTGCAAAGATCCTACAGGGAGCTCAGAAGGTAAAGAAGGTGGTAGACACTGTTAAGCCTGTAGTAGATGTGGGTATGGACATATATAAAACCCTAAAACCACAGCCAATGGCGCTACCTGAAGTGTCTATGGAGGACAACTCTCAGATGAGCTATGGGTTTGATCCAAACGTTGGGGGCGCAGTTAACTCTGGAGGCCCTCAGTACCAACAGCCTCAGGGGATGTACTACTCCAACAGCTATTATCCTGAATAAAAAAATATAGTTATATTTGCGATATGATGGCAAGAAAATCTAACTCTGGTGGCTGCGGCTGCGGAAAGCCTAAATGCTCAGGCTGTAATAAGTACAGAGCTGGTGCAATGCTAAAGAAGTATATGGCTGGCGGTATGGTAAAGAAGTACGCTGTAGGGGGTCCAGTTGAAGGAGATCCAATAAAAGAAGTTCTATCAACTATCGTAAGCGATATTGCAGCAGATAATGCAGCACAAGAGTCAGGATCAGCGCCTTCTCAGGGTAGTGAAAAGTCTACAGATGTGGTTATGCCAGGACTGGCTGCTGCCTTGAGAGCTATTGAAGGCTATGAGAAGCCACCAGAAGAACCCCGAAGAGGTGAAAACATGAGGGCCATTAGATCAAGAGGACCTCAACCAGTCAGACAAGACCTAGCCAGAATGCTTATGGGAGGGGGAAGAAAAGAAGAACAGTCTAGAGAGGAGTCTTCTTCACAGCCAATTATGTTTGAGCCTACTACGTCTAACGTAAGAGCTTATACCAGGAAGGACGCTACGAACCCAGATGCTGGATACAGAACGATAGGGGGCGCGAAAGATGCTTTCGCCCAAGGGTTTAGACAAGACGGAAAAGACATGTATGCTACACCAAAGGTGTTTGAGCTCATGAAAGAAGCAGGAGTGAACGCCAGAGATCCATATGCAATGGAGTTCATGAAGGAGCTGGCACAGAAAAACCCCGAACTGTTTACCAGGAATCAGAATCGCGGTGCGATCAACTCAATGGTAATGTCCGAGGTTTATAAAGACCCTACTCAAAGAGGGTTCTTCCTGCAAGCTGATCAGCCTGTAATCAAAGCTGCTTTTTAATAGCGTCCAGCTTAGCTTGTTGTCGGGCAATCATGCCCTCTACAATGTGGTTCTCAAATAATTGAGCCTGGCTTTTGACGACATCGCCAGTTGGACGGGGTGCTGTATCGAGGATGCAGATTGCAGACACAGCGAAAAAGATTGCTACCAGTGTAGCGGGGATAAAGAATGAATTGTTCATAGCAAATAACTGTTTTAAATTGTTTCGTAAATTCGGTTTGCTGATCTCAAGGTAAGACAAACTTTCCGATATCGCAAATTTTTTTTCTAACTTTGCTATATTCAATCATAGATTGAAGAAATATTATCACAACCCTCGAATTAAAAGAATCAACCCGTCTTGGGTGGCTCAGAAAAATGAAATTAAGCAAAAACCTTACGCTAAAGGAGGTGGTGAAATCAAACACCGCGACCCGAAAGGGGATAGACAACACCCCTGATCAGTGGGCAATCAACAACCTCCAGGCTGTAGCGGACCATATCTTTCAGCCAGTGCGTGATCACTTCGGTGTACCCATCGGGGTTACCTCTGGGTTTAGATCAAAGGAGTTGAACAAAGCGATTGGAGGGAGTAAATACTCTCAGCATATGATCGGGGAGGCTATTGACATAGACGCCGATATGTATGGGAAGGTTAACAACTCAGAGATATTCGACTTCATTAAGAAGAACCTGGAATGGGACCAAATGATCTGGGAGTTCGGTGATGACGAAAACCCTGCCTGGGTTCATGTGTCATTTAAAGAAGGTGGTAAGAACAGGAAGCAGATCAAACGAGCCCGTAGGAACGAGAAAGGTATATATTATACATTAGCTTAATGAAAAAAAAGTCTGTTGTTTTTTTCATGCTTTACCATAAGCGACCTGAATTAACACGCATGTCTCTTTGGCATATGTCTAAGGTTTCGGATAGGTTTAAGAATAATGGGTATGAGGTTCACACTGTTGTGGTGGGAAATGATGAACGCCAAAAATCCTATTGCGATTCTATGGGCTTAGATCACTACAGTTTTGAAAACGAGCCTCTTTACAAAAAATTTAAATTTGCTTGGACCACTTCACTCCAAAAGAAAACAGACTATATCTGCTGGTTAGGTAGCAACAATTTAAACTCTAGTCTTTATTGGACGAAAGCTTTAAACAAACTAAAAGAAGAGTCGCCTGTTTCTTTTGGGTCTCCTTGTTTTACCGTAACTCACAAAAACCCTAAAAAGAACAGAACCGTGTTGTGGACTAGACAAAAGCATCACATATGTTCTTGCGGTCAGTTCTTTTCAAGAAAAAGTATTGAAGAGGCTGTTGATTTTGATGATGTTTTTACCTCTGAGAGAAACAAGGCAAACCACGACTTCGACGGGAGTATAAATAATTCTCTATGCCTTAAAAACGGAATGTCCTGCATTGAGTCTGTAACCCCCAATGAATTAGACTGTATAGACATAAAATCAAAAGATGACATAAATACCTATTCTAGTTATCTATCTTCCTCTTATGACTCTGGAGCCCCTAGAGCCATTATATCTAAGCTTTTTGAAGAAATTAGAATGCTGGACTCTGGTTACTTTAAACAAGAGTAAAACCGCTGTACCGCTAATCTGCCTTTCTGAGACAGGGCATACCTCACTCGGTAATTAAATTTGGTTTCATCACGAAACAAGTGATCATCAGCCGTTGACGAAGGGGTGAGCCTGTCAAAGTGTTTATACAAATACCCCATAGAAACTAATGGGTATATCATCCTGTCAGCTAGATTCTTCTTATTCATTCCATATTCGCTAGCCACCCAGGATATCGTGAAGAATTCAAGATCATATATAAACAGTATAAAGTACAGGTAGCTTTTGGTCAGATCGCTTCCATCCAAGAACATGTCCGTAGCACCCCTTATGTTCTTTAAGTAATTATGCTTCACATACTTTTCTGGAAGCATAGAAACATCTCTAAACAATCTTGTTTTTCTAACCGTTGACCTAGGCATGTAAAATGTGTCGTATATTTGACTTAAACAAATTTACATCATGAACCCTAAGGATACCCTCTTCTTTGCCGAAATGTACTCTCTCGTCAAGAAGATGGAAGAGACGATTGATGAGTTCGAAATGAAAGACCGCACCCTTGCCTCTATAGTCGTAGGAGTTATAGACTTCGACGCCGTTCAGGGTGATGATGACAGCGCAGAAATGAAGACAATGTACAGTTTCAACCTTGAGAACAGGGATGAGCTAGAGACATTGAAGCAGGTTATGGATACCGCTTATTCAGATGACGACTCATTAGACAGCCTCTTGGGTGATTTAGGAATATCCCTGAACTAATGGAAGGACTTATTAGAAAGATTGTTATCGGGCCAAACCCGAAAGAAGGCATGGCTTATTATGTAGGCATGAGAGCAGGCAATGGCTTGGTGTCTGCTATTGTTTTAGACGATGAGCTGCTTTTCAAGAAATCAATAAAAAGATATCTTGTGTATATAGAGCGCGACGGATCTACAATGCTATGGAAAAGCGTGGAGGACATGCCGTGCATAATTGAATTTGACTTAAACTTTTAACATGAAAAGTCTAAATAACTTTATTGTTTATCTCGAAAAAAAGTTTGAAGACGAGATAGAAACAGAGGGTGGCCTAAAGCTTTATATAGACACCAAATTTGAACCATTTAAAAACAGAGTAAATGAAGGAGAAGTTGTTGCTGTTCCTGCGAAACACGAAACAGGCGTTGAAGAAGGGGACACCCTTTACTTTCATCACCTCGTTGTTATGGCTGACGCTCAGCCTCTTCCTGTTGACGACAATCATTTTGTTGTTCATTATCATCCTGACCATGCCGTTAGTTCTCAAGCTTTTGCTTACAAGTCTAAAAGGACTGGTAAAATCTCTGCTCTCTCTTCCTGGTCAATTCTCAGTCATGTTGAGCAAAAGCCCGAAGCTTCTTCAAGTAGCATACAAATTGTTAAACTCAAGGAGCCTCAAGTTAAAACAGCTAAAGTCGCTTTTGAAAATAAAAAGCTAAAAGACTTAGGCGTGAATAAAGGAGATATAGTTGGGGTGAAGAAAGACTCTGACTACTCCTTCAAAATCGACGGAGACACCTTCTACAGGACAAGACTAGATGATATATACTATGTCGAAGCTTGAATTCACTACTATATCGGCGGCCAAAAGGCTAATGAATAGCATGGAGGTTGCTATCGACAACATGATCGAAGAGGTAAAAAAGCCTGTCGATCCTGAGGCTGGAGGATCCGCGCGTAAGGCCGAGCTCCAATCCATAAAGCAAACTGCCATCGACTGTAAAGAGCTTTTGGTGGAGCGCCAGAGGCTAGAACAAATGGTTAAAGAACTAAATGACAATGGAGAAATCGAAAAAGACAAAGACTACTCAGGAGGGTTCGCAGAAAGATTCTCTAAATAAAGCCAGCGGTCTTGTATATTGGGACGACTATGACTTTGCTGCTGCATATTTAGAAAACATGAATTTGTCCTACTCAACACCCGTAGAATTAAAATACGATCATGATAACGATGGCTCTTCCGACCTTTAGGTCAAACAAGATACTATGGCTTCAGCTAGAGGCTTTGTGCCGTCAGATAACCGAACATCCTTGGGAACTTATAGTTTGCGAAGAAGTTTCTGCCTACTATAGTGGCGAAAAATATCTTGACGAATACAGGGAAAGGTTGAAAAAAGCTGGGTGTATAAACATTAAGTTCATTCAATTAGTAGCGCACGTTCCTTTGTCGAAAAAGTGGTCTATTATCGCCAATGAAGCTAAGTTTGATTACTTCGCTTTGGTTGCTTCTGATAATTATTCTCATCCAGAAAGAATACAAGACAGTGTAGATAAACTAAACGAAGGATATGAATGGGTGGACTGGTCTTATGGTATGTTTCTTAACGTTAATGACTTTTCTTCTGCTGTATTTGAAATGGCAGATCCCGAAAAGACGTCTTTATTCATGTCTACAAGGACGGAATTTATTAAAAAACTTCAAGGACCTTGGCCCAAAAGCGGGATAGATGGTTGGATTAGAAACGGTAATAATATAACCAAGCATTTTAAGTATAGTTATTTTCCTAACGGCCTCCATACAGATGGGTGTAATCAGATAAGCCAAAAAAGAAGAACTTTTTACTCTAAAGGCAATTTTCAAGCTCCTTATTTTCCACCTATCGCTTCTAACGAATGGACCAGTTTAATTCCAGAATCAATTGCCAGAGAATTAAAGGAGAGGTTCATTACGTCTAAATCGTTGTTTGAAAACATACCATTAAAAGGCAAGAACGCAGACCACGTAAAACGCCCCGCTCATTTACCAAGACTTAAAAAAAGTTTAAAATAAAAAGCACCAGTAGCTCAGTTGGATAGAGCATCTGCCTTCTAAGCAGACGGTCACAGGTTCGAATCCTGTCTGGTGTACCAATTAAATTAAAAACCATGCCTGATCTTATTTGCGAGAAATGTAAAGCAGAGAAATCTGTAAAAAGCCTTACCATGAAGTTCAAGAATGGTAGTGTTTACTACCCTGAAGGGCAGTGCGAATGCGGCGAACAAATGGAGATCAAAAACCCTAAAAAAGGCGTACCTTCGTTGGGCAGAATGAATTCACACGGCCAGAGTTATTGATGTCCGTTTTAATCGACATAAAAGGGTATGAAACTAAGGGGATTAAGATCGACCCTAACGGTACAGAAGGAGAAGTTGTCGAACTCCACGGGCTACTCGTGGTACTACCAAAGAAACCGACCAAATCGAAAATTCTCTTCCATGATCAGCCAAAGAGGTTGCAAATGTGGAAACGCTCACCTATGCCAGAGGAGATGCAAAGGATACGCAGTATGGATGAGTGGTTCGAAAAACCTGCCGAGTTTCGCAACAAGTTTCGTTCTTACATCGAACAAGAGTTTCAGCGTAGGCGTGACGGTGTATGGTTTTACAATAATGGGGAACCTACGTATATTACAGGGAGACACTATATGTTTCTACAATGGTCTAAAATTGATATCGGATACCCATCATACCTTGCTTTCCAAAAAGACATCTTTACGCACATGGCTGCTTGTGAAGTTGATCCTCGTTGTTTCGGTCAGCTTTATACTAAGTGTCGTCGTTCTGGCTACACTAACATATGCTCTGCTGTCTTGGTGGATGAAGCTAGTCAAGTTAAAGAGAAGCTTCTTGGCATACAGTCGAAAACTGGTAAAGACTCGCAGGAGAACATTTTCATGAAGAAGGTGGTTGCGATCTTTCGCAGCTATCCATTCTTTTTCAAGCCCATCCAGGACGGTACTACAAACCCCCGTATGGAGTTGGCGTTTCGTGAACCGTCCAAGCGGATAACTAAAAACAACAAAACGTCCCACAGGGGTGACGCTCTTAATACGGTTATCAACTGGAAGAACACTACTAATAACGCTTATGACGGGGAGAAGCTTCATATGCTATATCTTGACGAAGCTGGTAAGTGGGAGAAGCCCACTGACATCAGAGAGGCTTGGAGGATAGAAAGAACCTGTTTGATAGTCGGTAAGAGGATTGTTGGGAAGGCCCTTGTGGGATCTACCGTTAACCCAATGAGTAAAGGCGGTAGCGAATACAGAGAGCTGTGGAAAGACTCAAAACCTACTGAAAGAAATAATAACGGACGAACTAGATCTGGACTATACAGAATATTCATCCCAGCTTATGATGCGCTTGAAGGTTTTTTCGATGTATACGGAAATTCCGTTGTTGACGACCCTCCTCAAAACATACAAGGCATAGATGGTGACGCTATCGAAGAGGGTAGTAAACGATACTTGAAGAATGATCGTCAGTCTTTTAAGGACGATCCCTCCGAGTTAAACGAAATAGTTCGTCAGTTCCCGTTTACTGAAGACGAAGCGTTTAGAGATAGTATTCAGGGCAGCCTCTTTAACCTGGGTAAGATTTACCAGCAGATAGAATACAACGACGACCTGTTTCCTAACCCTGTAGTGAAAGGTAACTTTGTGTGGGTTAAAAAAGATGAGGAGGTGGCCTTTTCTCCTGACCCAAACGGCAGGTTTAGGGTTTCCTGGATGCCTAAAAACAAGAACGTAAAGAAAGAAGAAGGAGGCAAGAAGGTTGCTCCAAACGGACACATAGGCTGCGGAGGTGTTGACTCCTACGACCTGGATTCGACGGTTGACGGCAGAGGATCTAAGGGCGCCTTACACATGTACAACAAGTTCAATATGGAGGGCCCTGCCAACATGTTCGTTGCGGAATACGCTTCTCGCCCAGACCTAGCCAGTATCTTCTATGAGGATGTCTTGATGTGCGCTTTCTTTTACGGGTACCCTCTACTTGTAGAGAACAATAAGTACGGTATCGTAAGGTACTTTGAATCAAGAGGTTACGACGGTTACTTAATGGACCGTCCTGACTTCTTAAAGGTTCCTGGATCATCCAAAAACGTAAGGACTAAGGGCATACCATCTAACTCCCAGGACGTGATACAGTCTCACGCGCAAGCTATTGAGGCTTACATACATAACCACGTAGGCATCAAGCCAGAGTCCGACGAGTTCGGAAACATGTACTTTAATAAGACCCTAGAAGATTGGATTGGCTACAAGATAGACAACAGAACTAAGTTTGACCTTACCATAAGTTCTGGGCTCGCTCTTTTAGCTGCTCAAAAAGTAAAGCAAGAAAAGAAGCAATCTAATTTTACAAACAAGCAGTTTATAAGGACTTTCAAGCCTAAAGTGTGGCACTCCTAGTTTTACTATATTTGCATTGAGTTATAAGAACTCGACTCATTGCAAATGAACATCAACAACAAAAAATCAGGCTTTCCTAATCCGCTTAGCCCTCCAGAAGAAAAAGGAGGAAAGAAGTATGGACTGGGATACGCTAAGGCTATATATCAGCAGTGGGGTAAAATGGATCAGGACGGGTCCACCTACAAGAACAGGAACCGAACTTTCGAGAAGAACAGGAAGTACGCTAACGGAACCCAAGACACGGCTATATACAGATCCTTGCTTACGTCTCTTGACCCTAATAACGGCGACGGAAGTATGCTGAACCTGGACTTTACCCCAGTTCCAATCCTTCCCAAGTTTGTCCGCATTGTAGTAAACAAGATTCTTTCTTTGTCTCCTTACCCAAACCTGGAGGCTATCGACCCTCTATCTACTTCGGAAAAGGATTTAGAGAAGAAGAAGATTGAATTTGCTGTAAAATCCAAGGCGGCTCTTCAGGGTATTAAAAGCAAGCTTGGAGTTGAGGTAGCTGGAGATCCCGAATCTATTCCAGAAACCCTTGAGGAGGCTGAAATATTCATGGGTACCAACGTTAAGGCTTCTTCAGAAATCGCCGCTCAGATAGCCACTAACCTGACCCTGGAGTGGAACGACTTTAATGATTCTGTTTTTAGAAGGTGCGTGAACGACATGACCATACTTGGTATGGCTGTTGTTAAAAGAACTAACGACCCTAGCTACGGAATCAAAACCGAATATGTTGATCCGTCTGACTTTATCCACAGCTACACAGAAGACCCTTCTTTCGGAGACATGACTTATGCTGGTCATGTAAAAACAATGCCTATTGCTGAGCTTAAAAGAATTGCTGGTAATGAGCTAACCGAAGAGGATTACAAGAAGGTGGCTAGTTCTGGTCAGAAGAACAATACATCTGGGCTGTATAACAAGACTTCAAATAGACCTGGTATGGACACGGAAGAGCACACTGTAAAGGTGCTTGAATTTGAGTTTCTCTCGGTAGATTCAACCTATTACGAGTCAAAAGAAAACCAGTACGGAAATGTAGGGTTTTACGACAAGGGAAACAACTATAGTCAACCACAAAACTCTGTTTTCAACAGAGACTCTGTGAGGTTAGACAACACATGTGTTTACGGTGGATACTACATCCTTGGTTGTGATATGGTCTTTGGTTATGGAAAGAAGACCAACATACCAAAAAACATTCACGACATAACAAAAGCATCCTTATCTTATTCTGTTTGTGCTACGAACATGATGGACATGATGCCTAAGTCTATGGTGGATAGCTGCATCGGGTTCGCCGATCAACTTCAGCTTACTCACTTAAAGATTCAACAGGCTGTAGCGAAGGCAAAACCAGACGGTATCATCATTGATATTGAGGGACTGGAAAACGTACAGTTAGGAAAGGGCGGAGAACTTCAGCCGCTTGAGCTGCACGACATATACGAGCAGACTGGTGTGTTCTACTATAGAAGCAAGAACCCAGAAGGAGGTTTTCAAAACCCTCCTATTCGAGAGATCGGCAACAGCATCCGTAACATTAACGAGTTAACTGGTTTGTATAACCACTACCTCAGGATGATCAGAGACTCCACGGGAATCAACGAGGTGATGGACGCCTCTTCACCTAAAGGAGACGCCCTGGTGGGAGTTAGGCAACAAGCTCTTGCTGCTGCAAACAACGCTATATATGACATCACGAACTCCTCTATGGTTCTGTACAAGAAAGTTTGTAGCGATGTGGTAAAGTGCTTGCAGGTTATTCATCCAGACTCTATTCTATACTCTATGTATGAAAACGCTGTTGGCAAGGAGAACATGAAAGTGTTGTCTTCCTTCAGAAACCTGTCGATGTTTAACTTCGGCGTAAAGGTTGTAAAAGAGATGGAAGAGAACGAGAGACAGTTCTTGGAGCAGAACATACAGATAGCCTTGTCTCAAAAAGAGATAGACCTTGAGGACGCCCTTGCTATACGACAGCTTAGGGACGTAAACCAGGCTGAGAGGCTTTTGATCGTTAGAAGGAAGAAGCGAATGGCTAGCAACCAGCAGATGGCTCAGCAGAACTCCCAGCAGCAAGCTCAGGTTCAACAGCAGTCAGCACAGTCTGCTTCTCAGGCTAGGCAGCAAGAGATGCAAATGGAAGCTCAGCTAAAAGCGCAAGAGATGCAGCTTAAGACTCAGCTGGAGGCTCAACTAGAAGAGGTAAAGCACGGGTTTAGGAAAGAGATTGAAATTATTAAAGCTCAAGCTACCCTTGGCTTCAAAGAGACTGACGAAAACTTCAAAGAAAAACTTGAAGTCCTTAAAGAGGACCGCAAAGACGATAGAGTTAAAAAGCAGTCTGCCGAGCAAAGCAAGCTCATAGCTCAAAGACAAGGGGATGAAACACCACAAATAATCAACGAATAAGATGGCTACAAAAATAAACTTAGATACATCTGAAAGGGTTGACATCACTTGCAGGAAGGGTGATACCTTTTCCTTGAGACTTAATATAACCAATGCTGACGATACTGTTGGTTTTACCGCTGGAGATGTTTTTTTAATGGAGGTTAGAAATTCCGACACGGGCAACCCAGTCGCAAACACCTCCGACCCTGTTGTAGAATTTGTGATTACAGTAACGGCAGATTCTGACGACGTTACCGCAAAGTATATTGATCTCACCTTGGCTGCGACCACAATGAAGACGATGCCATCTGGACTCTATGCTTATGATATCGAACAGAAGTCAGGAGCAGTTGTAACTACTTTAATCTACGGAACAGTAAGAGTTATTGAAGACGTGTCAGAAACAGCAGCTTAAGATACTATTATGCCGATAAGTGTAGAACAACCAAAAAGCATAAAGATATCTAGTGAGAACGGAGATATCATTAAAGTATCTGTCGTAAAAGGAGGTACCGACACTAAGGTCGTGGTTTTAAATCAGGCTGCAAATAATAACGTTTCTGTAGCTGGAGCTATTGGGGCTGGACCTGCTGGGGCAACTGGCCCTCAAGGACCTGCTGGTAATGATGGGGCGGATGGTGCGCCTGGAGCAGATGGTGCTGACGGAGCTGCTGGGCCTGCGGGCGCGGATGGTGCGCCTGGAGCAGATGGTGCTGATGGAGCCGACGGAGCTGACGGAGCTGACGGAGCAGACGGAGCGGACGGAGCTGACGGAGCGGACGGAGCTGACGGAGCAGACGGAGGCCAAGTGACTTTTACTCAGAACTATGTGGCAAACATGCCTACTGTTTCAGGGGTTGTAAAGACTTTTGGGAAGTACAAAAACGGAGACACCATTCCCGCTAATGGAAAAACCGCCTCAGAGCTTTTAGTTGATGCGTTCACGGACGCTATTAACCCAAGCCCTAGCTTTAGTCTTTCTGGACCTGACTGGCAGCACCCTTCAAGTGCCTCTTCTGTAACTATATCTTCTATAAACTTTGGTATTGCCAACCAGGGCGCTACGGGAACGGCTGTGCTTGAGTACCAACTTGCTAATACTCAGTCAACCCCTACTGGATCCTGGACAACGGTTCAATCGTACACATCTTCTGAGGTTACTTTTGGGGCCTCGAATCTCTCAAAGGTCTATAGCACTGGAGAGGCCTGGGCTAGTAACAACGTATTCCATTTTCGACTTAGGGTGACGGACAGCACTAGCGGTACAACTGAACAAACAGCAAACGAATTCACAACAGCCAATAGCTTTAACTCGCCTCTTATTAGCGACAAACAAATAACGAGGAGCAACTCTTCTATTTCTGCCGCAACGGGTACAACCTCTACAACCAGGGAGTATGGTGATGTTCAGTCTACTCTTCGTTATGACGTAAGAAGAGACGAGCTTTATGATCCGCTAATTGACTCTGTTGTTCAGGTCAAAATAGGTAGTAACTACAGAGAAATAACAACTCCAGACTCTACTACGGATCTCACCTCTTTAGGAAATGGTTCCACTGAGAATAATATCTCGCTCGCTATAAACACGAACTCAATTACTGTTGCCACAGACGGATCTACCGATTTAACAGCGGAGGCCACGCCCCATGAGTACAGGATTGTTGTTGATAGCACTCACGGAACCGACACCTCTAGTGACTTTTCCGACATAAACTACTACTACTCTTATCAGGTGTGTTTCGACACAACAGCCTTGACTACTGGATCTTCCCAGAACGCCGTTCAAACTGTTTATG